ATTGCATTACTGTATCATAAAGAAGATCAACATCACATTGATAATCTTCTGCAAGGTCATAGGCAAGATCAATTGCTCTATCCTTGTCTTGTGTTGTATTCTCCCAAGGTGCGGAAGGACAGCGAACATGTAGTCTCATTGGTTTTTAGATGTCAGGATGTTATTCATACTATAGGGACAGTTTAGAGGTAACTAACATTAATAAGATATTAATTATGCTATTTTGGTGAAAGAAATGACCATTAAAAAGGTCAGCATTATAACAACATCCCATGATTTAGTTCTTATAAAATAAGGGACACTGATTGAGTCTGCAACTAGATGCATCATTGCCCCATAAAATGTACTCACATGTAATACAATAAAATAGGCAGTGATAACAAGGAATGACCCTATTATCCTGCCCAGTGAATCAATCTTTATCATAATTTCCATTCTATCTTAAGATAATTCTCATCATGTAACCTCTCTACATCTTCTGGATTCTCACATTCAAAGATGAATTCTTCACAGAAATACTCTGCAGATATGCCTCCTAACTTCTCACAACATCTCAACATTTCACCTATTTGATGATCATCAAGATCTAATTCATCAATGCAAAATGCAATGTCCTTTTCGATGTGTGTTGCATTAGTCATCAGTTAAGTACCTCCATTTGGTTTTCAATTTGTGCATTTCTTTGATCTAATTGTTCCCACATTTTGTTATCTCTGATGATAGCAAATGTATTGAGTCCAATGATAACAACTAGACCAGACAAAATAACAGGAATGTAGCGAATGCTAATAGACATTTAACCTCCTAAAGGTTGTGGTTGGTGTGATATGCTAAGGTATCAATCTTTTCATATAATTTCTCCACAATTGTATCCCACTGATTACTTTCCTTATCAGTATAATAATCATTATGGTGTTGATTATCCAAATTATATACTTTGATAAGTTCTATAATTTGAAGATAATCTTCTGGTGTTAGTTTACTCATTGGTTTGCAAGAATAAGGAGTTTACCTAATAGTTTAGAGTAAAATCTACATGTCTCATCATCACTATATTCCTTACACTTTGCATTCACCATTGTTATTAACTCTTCATATTCATCAGTGGTTAGTTTAATATCACTGAAGGGAACATCTGCTGTTTCAGTTTCTCCCCATGCGTATTGTGTGTTGTTCATGATGTAGAATAGGTAGAAAAAAAGAAGTTAATTACCCCTTTTATGTGTAAACTGAAACAAAACCTTTTCATTTGGTTCTACTATCTCTGCTGCATCTCTTAAAGCATCAGCAGTGAATTGTCTTGCTTGAGGTGAGTTGTAAAGCAAAACACCAATTATAGCAAGTAGAAGCAGTTTAGTCATGGTTGAGTAATAGTTTTGTGAGAGGGTGAGGTGTCAGTGGGTCCGTCCCTCTCACTCTAGGTACATTTTAAAGGTAACTAATATTAATTCCTAGTAGATTTGATGTTAGATGGTCCTATCCAGACCCTACCATCTTTCTTCCATTGTGTTACTAACTCTCTCCTAATTGTAAGCAATTCTTTATACTGTGTCTGTTGTTCTGTGGTATAGGTAAAGTTTTGCCTTCTATATGCTTCCTTCAAAGCCAGAAGATCTTTGAGAACTTGTGATGATTTCATGATGCAATCCTCTCCTTAATTTGAATGGGTTGTTTAGTATCAAGGTCATAACATATCCATTCGCCATTCTCAAATAGGTAAGCATATTCTTCATCTGCACTATACTCATTCTCTAGATAATCTTCCACATTTAAATCTAATCTAGGTTCTGTCTTTTCGCCTCTTAAATTATAATATTGAACATAAGGTTGACATGGATCATTATTCCAAGTTTGCTCAGATTCTATGCAAGATATATCTCCACCATCGATTAACTCTGCTATCTGTTCCTTAGTAGTGTAATTCTTTTGCAAGAATACACCTAACCAAGAAGGATAACCATCCCAATGATGATAAACAGAGAGGACATGTTCAGTGTCCAAAAGTAATCCAATCCTTGATCTAGTTGCCATGTTAGTTGTGTGGTTAGTATAGGGACAGTTTAAAGGTAACTAACATTATCATTTTACAAATCTTCCTTGATTCATGTTAGCATAAGCAAAAGTTGGTCTGTCAACTAACTTAAACATGCCAAACTCGTTGGACAATACAAACCCTTCACCTGCAACTTTATCCCCATTTGGTAGATAACATTTGGGAGTACCATAAATGATAAAACTCTCCATAACTTCCTTCTTAATTTCTATCACTAACTGATAGAGATTAGCAAGGTAGGGACAACCTAGAATATCAGTTAAATCAAGGTCAGTTATATCTTCACCCTCACGAATGAGTTTGTTGATGCTCTGCTTTGCCACAGATGCCTCTGAGGGTGTTAGAAACTGCATCTTGCTAATGTTGATACTCATAGGAGCATTTTTAACAAGAATTCTATCAACTGTAGGTTGTACCCATTTGACATCAGGAGTGTCCACAAAATGCACATCTAAAGGATATGCTTCAGCATCACACATCTCACCTTCAATAATATATTGTGTGTGAGGTGCAATGATAATAGTATTGCGAACTTTAGTCCCAAAGTCATACTTTAGGGTGTTGGGTTTGTAAGTAGAAGAACCACCAAACCCAATGAAATCACCCTGAAAAATACCATCTTCTCTAGGAATGTACTCAAGACAAGCACACAAGATTTCAATCACATTTGCATGAGTTGTTTCATCATACAATGCGAATACATCATCTTGTGTATAACAAATCTTGATCTTTTTCTTGTTAAAGACTGATTTAGTGCCAACAAAAAACCTTCCATTGTGAGGATGAAAACCCCACACAATAGAAGGAGCACCATCAATCTTCAAAGAGACATCTGCCACTGAATATAAAGATTCAATGACATCTAGATTCCCTGTGAGAATCAGATCTTCAGGATGTTCAAGGTGAGTGTTCTTCATGCTATAGGGACACTTTAGAGGTAACTAACATTAATAACATTCACATTTGCTGGATTGGTTATCGTAATAGGGCGAAAAAGTCTCCTCTTGTCTCGGAGTGGGGGGTGGATCTTCTACTTGCAATATAGCAAGAACTCCAATAAAAAATAATGCTACAAGTAAAGGTTTCGACATACTTATTTCCTCACTACACTAACAGCAGGTTGACCTTTCTCAAAGATAGTATCAACAACTGCCTGCAATTTCTTGGAAGTGGTGATGCCCACCCTATCATAGACAGGTACACACACTAGACCAAACTTCTTATCATTATCAGATGTCCTAATTACACGCCCAATAGTTTGACTTAAAGAGATAAGATCCATATTTCTCATAAACAATGCTGCCTCTAATCCTGGGACATTGATACCCTCACTCAAAATACTATGATGCATAACTACAAACTTAGTTTCGTCTTGTTTGCCCCATTTTGTTAATGTATCAAAGAATTTATCCCTACTTACTTCTGCTCCATTGATAATTGCACCGGTCTTAGATGTAATATACATCCAATTATAACCACGCATTTGTAACTGATTGGAGAAATTAGTCTCACTGACCATGTTAACAATCTGTGCTGTTCTTCTGGCACAAACTAATATTTTATTAACACCAGATTCATCAATAGTTGCTAACAAATTCTCTGCATCTTGCTCCACTGATGGACGCCCTGCCTTGATCATTTCTAGTTGCTTCACTAATACTTTAGGAGGGAGAATATATCCCTTACGCACTAACTCAGGAGCAGAAACTTGCTCCAACACTTTACCATAAATCTCCTCATCATTCATTCCAGGATGCGAAACAGTAGCACTATGCTTAGGAGTAGCAGTAAAGAAATAGCAGCGAATTCCATCTCTAGTTGCAAAAAACTCAGTAGCAGGAAAGAAATGTCTTTGTACACTATTATGTGCCTCATCAAAGTATATTGTATCTACAAGAATCTTTGACTCTTGTATTCTATGTAATGAATGATATGTGGTAAAGATTAACCTATTATACTTACTATTCTCCTCATTCCATTCACTAATCTTCTTAGAATCTGTAGTGGAATAATGTGATGTTTTTCCACTATGTACATGCAGGATCCGACGCTGAAGCAAAGGATGTACACCTAACAAATCATCAAAATCATTAGAATGTTGCTGTGCTAATAATATCCTAGGTGCAACAACTACAATGGTCTTTCTCTTAGGTTGCTTCAGAATAAATCCCCACTTATTACCACTATTAAACTCTCTTTGTGCATCCTTAATCATACACAAAGTCTTCCCACCTCCAGTGGGCACAATGACCTGACCCCTGCAATTGCTCTGCATGGAATCAAGCACTCTTAATTGATGGGGTCTTAGGTTAATCACAAAACATGCCAATAATGAATTTTAACATAAAAAAGGGGGGTTTTAAACCCCCCTGGACACTCTATCAAGTGGTTTGTTTTGTTTCTTCCTGATTAAATGCTCTATCATAAGAGTCTTTGATATAATCAATACTCTTAACAACAAAAGGTTGAGCAAATGCATAACCTTTCTTCATATCTGACCAAAGTTCTTGAGTTTCAAATTGATGAATTTCCCAACGAACTTTAAAATCATCCATGTAATCCTTCATTGAAAGATTAGGTTGTTTTGGAGCACTTTTCACAGGTGTTTCTTCAGTCACTTTTTTAATCTCAACAGGTTGTGTATATTTAGTAACAACTGGTTGAGGTGTGGGTGACTCCTTAACAGGTGTCTTTTTAACAGGTGTAGCAATGGTTTTTGCAGATTTGGTTGCTGTTGAACGTCTGCGGGTTGCCATAAATTAAAAAACAAGTGTGGAAGGTGTGAGAGTGTCCCTCTCACACTATAGGTACACTTTAGAGGTAACTAACAATAATACAATGCTATTTTTGTCTTACACTGTTAATCATACACCATTTTCCAACAGGATAACGAGATCTAATGAAATCCTCAATATATCTTCTATCTGCTAAATCTACCTCTTCAGTTATATAATGTGACCTATCTTGATGATCAGTGTATCTCGCTTTCACAATGTATTGGGTCATGTATCCATTCTCTTTGCAACTCTTGCTCCTATTGTAGTTCTTCCCTTCTTATCTGGTTTCTGACCTGTTTCTTTCTCATACTTATCGCTTTCTTGTTTCTTAAAAGTTCTTCTCAATTCAGTTTCACCTTTTCTATGAACTTTCATCCTTTCTTGACGAGTAAGACCGGATGCTTTTGCTGGTTTGTAGTTAGGATCTGTTTTCTTAGTGGTCTTCTTAGTTAATAACTGTGATGCTGTTTGAGTCTTAGCACCTGATTCTCTTGCCTTACGTTCTCTATATGCTTTCTTTTGTGCTTCTTTAGCAGATAGTGCAGCAGACCCTCTTTCCTTCTCTGGTTGTTGCTCTCTTGTGGATTTAGGTCTTTGAGTACCAATATCTTTACGTGGTTTATAATCTTTAGCAGGTGCAGTTTTACCACCACCTGCTGCTTTAACTCTCTTCTTTTCTGGTTCTGTCTTCTTACGCTCTGTTCCAATCTTTTCACCTGATCTATGAGATAGACCAGTTCCATGACCCAATCCCTCTCTATCATAAGGATCTGCTTCAGCAATAAATTGTTGAAATGTTTTCATAGGAAAAACTAGGAACCATAAAGTATTTATTTCCTCCCGCAGGTGCGGGAGGATAATTTAGTTACCAGAAATCAGGAGTGGACAAATCCTCCACATAAGCAGATACTTTCTCACTGCCTTGCATGTCAAGAACTTTTTCCCACTTTATGTTCTGAGGCATAAAATCCTCTTGAACATCTAGTTCTAGGGTGATGCGATACTTAGTCTTACTGAGTGGATAAGTAACTGGCATGAGAAGGCACTCCTGAATATTACTTAGAAATTGTAAAATGGATTCACCAAAAAGTCAAGCAGATGTGGGCAGTAGTTCAACTGTCCTAGGGCATCACACTATATATGCTTATTCTAACGCTTTTTAATATATTCTAACTGTCCCCAGTGCTCTTTATGACATACCAGCAAGGTGTGAATATTATTATGCAACCTTTTCTTTCCATTAGTAGACTCACATGTGGGTCTAGGTCTGACTCCAGTTTCTATTGTAATGTATTGATTGCACTTAAAATATACCCATCCCTCATCAATATTCATACTCCTCGGTTTATCCCATCTCACATAATCATCCACCTCTGGTTCATATTCTTTCCATAAACACAACTGCTCAAACTCCTCCATAAAGCACACTCTCCAATGGATTTAAGTTACGAACCATAGCAGAGTATGGTGTTGTTCTATCTATATCTACTGAATTACCTTGCTTGGTGGAGCTAATAGGCGATAGATAGCGCTCTGTCTTTGTGTTATAGAATCCCCAGATCGCCCGAGGAGTACTATCAGTATAAATGAAATTGGAATGATTGAGTATCCAAATAGAAATAAGATTACGTTTAAAGGAGGATACCTCATAAGAACAATTTTCAGGTGGTTGATGAATGAATGTTGGAGGAAGTTCTAAAAAATTCACTTGCGGTGTCTTCAATTTCTTTTTTATTAAATCCTATATCAAGTAAAAATTTATAATAATGCTCAAAATATTCTTCTAAGTCTACATCACACCCAAACTTAACTTCTTTATGAATTTGATTGGTAGTTTGAGGAAACATGATATCATATTGCCCAAATTCTACACTTTCTTCATGATAAGAATAGGTAGTTAAATTATTCTTCTCATTCATCTATTTTTGCCTCCAATTCAACTATTAGTTTTTGAAGTTTTTTAATCTCTTCTTCTTGTTCTATTATTTTCTTCTGCATCTCTCCCTGATGCTGATGAAGCGATTGAATAAGTTGCCTGTATTGTATTCCCGAATCCATACCCTTAAGTAATAAAAGAACTGACTACTTGAGAGGGAAGATCTTCTTCCACTAATGCTAGTTTAGTAGAATACTGTATATTCTCCCTCAATTTACTATAACAACCAATATTTAAGTCGTCATCCTCAGAGACTACCACATCAAAACATTCTTCATCATCTTTGGCAACAACATGCCAAACCCCACCATATTCAGAATGTGGATAAGGAACAAAATGATCAATGATATAAAGAAACTTTTGTGCCATTAGAGTTGTAAGTTACCTCCTTATTTTAATAGATGAATGGATTAAAGTCAAGCATCAGGATCATAAAGTCTCATATACCAAACAAAAAAAACAATAGTACAAATGACTCCCAGAGTCAAATAGGATAAAAACAACATCATAATAAGAAAATGTTAAATGGGATAATTTAAGCGACCTTTTGTGTAACTTGTGCCAGTGCCTCCATCTTAATAAACTGCTCGTTAGTATTATAATATAAAGTATAGTTATCAGTTACCAAATAATATCCATCGATGTCTTTTCCATCATCAGTATAACCATATGATCTAACCCTTTCCTCCACACCATCAATACGCAGTTTCTTAGTTCCATTTCTAACATAAGACTCGTACTTTTGATCTAGATTAAACATGGTTTTACCTGTGAATGTGAGGATACTATAACATTAGTTATGTCTAATATCTATAAACTTTATACTCTCTTAAGGGTGTAGTAATGATTCTTCATCAAAGTGGATTTAAATGCCCTACAGGGTTCTCAAAATCATCATACTCATCCATTGGTGATCTCTCTTTAGGTTTATCTAACTTAAGAACAGTATTGTTCCAAGCACGTTTAGATGCTTCATCATACTCTTCTATAAACTTAGGCAAATAATCTGCAATAGCAGCAGTAGTTTCTTTAACCACTTGAATGTCCCCAGCATCAACAGCACCTTGAAGATACTGAACCATTCCCTCAAGTGCCTGTATCTTATTAAAAGTATATTCCAGATTATTCATGGTTTCCCATGTTTTGTCATAATCTAAACAACTCATTTAATTACCTCCCAATTCTGATCATTGATTTTCTTCATCTCAAAAGAGTATCTATTAGTGATAGAAGCAAGGATATAATTATCCTCACTTTCTTGCACTATTCTACAAGAATGTAGTTGATCCATGTATCCTGTAAACCTTTCTTTTGCTCTCTTTGACTTAGGTTGCACAGTCACAAATTTAGTCTTAGTAATCATAATGAATAACGAAAGTTTTTGATCAAACCCGACAAGCCATTTAGGCTAGTGACAGGATAATTGAGACACTTCTATTAAGAAATCGTTGTAAAGAACTTCCTCCATAGTTCTTGCTTCTTTTTCCCAAGGTTGATCTTCATAGTCTGTTTTAGTGTGGTTAATTCCTTTCCAGGATCTCACACCTCTTTTATCACGCAATTGTCCCTTTACATGTTGATACATGTGCCAGAGTTCATGTAATAAAGTTTGAATGTAAAGATCTCCATGCATGGTAGTTTCCAATTCAATAAGAAATTCTCTAGGTCGAAAATCAGAGTCTTGAACTGAACAATAACCATACGCCTTTTCTCTTTTTAACCCCCTATGTTGAACAGTAACCCCCAAATGATGTCTAGGGAGGTATTGGGATTTAAACCACCTTACAACCTTTCCACAGGTTCTCTTAGGTCCTCTCCCTTCTATCTCAAGATAAAGCATAAGACACCACCTGTTGTGCAAGACGAACACCCCAGTGCATTACCCAAATGAATGAACCCATGAAGACTAATTTCTCCATCCCAGTCATGTCTTTACTCATAAATCAAACTTGACTGCATATACTATAAACCCCACTGCTAGGCAATGGGGAAATAGTGTGACAGTTTGTTTGGCGGCACTTTACCTGGCATTAGACTGAGCACCATACAAGTTATTCATAGGTTGATATGCCCATGCTGCATAGATGTAAGTTTGAGCAGCATTCCATTGAGCTTCATTACCTCTAAATTTAAAACCATTAGAAAGGAAGTCGGCAAAATCATTATTAGAGTAACTTTCTAATTTACTATTGGGACGTAAAGTGTTCTTCGCCACATTGTAATGATCTCTTTGATCGTCAACTATAACCCAATTTTGTGATGCATCTATATTTTTGACTATGATTATAGCCGGGCGGAATCCTAGTTCTACATAGGTCCCATCAGCACTATTATTTCCTTCATAGGTGCCAAATTTCTGAAGTCCGGGGACACTGTGCCAACTGTATAAAATAAATGATGATGAAGTATACATCCAACTTGCCGCATTGGTGTATATAACTGAAGATGTAGGTTCTGTCTCATCCCAATAATTTGCATTTGCTGCCGCTGCACCTTGCTGATCCAACTCAACTTTATTTGCTGCACCTAGACTGACATGATAAACACCCCAATATGTACCCCCAGTATCAATATCTTTACCAATTATAAAATCAGGTTTTTGTGTGAGCCCATGCGGTATTTGCATTGTAGCACCAGATGATGATGTTGCCTCTTGCACTGTAATTGAGAATCCTTGTTTTGTACCAACAGAAGCTCCTTCCTGTGTGCAATTAACAGCTCCAGTTAATCCTGCAGCAGCAGCACTTGCATAACCTACATCATCTACATTAAAGGTGTTTTTGTTTCCACCAGCTTTCCAGCACCATGTTACAAAATTTTGACCGTTTTGATTATATCTGGAAAAGGGTCCATCAGCAGCATATCCATCACGATTTGGAGTGATATACCCATAACTACCAAATGCTGCTCCAGTCTCAGATGAAGAGAGGAACGAAGTCGATCCCCTTACACTATCTACCCAATTCTGGTCATATGCAGAATCTATATTCTTAGTCCATATCAGATCTGGTTGAAATCCTATCCCAGAAATTACTTGTGCGCTATCACTACCAGTATAAGTCGTAACTCCAACATACTGATCAGATCTTACGACTCCAGGACTTGGGAGGTTTGCAAGGTTTATTGGTTGATGTCCTTCTGGCGGTATATACTTGAAGGGTTTTTGGCCAAAGTTTATATCCCATACACCATCACCAAAACTCTGAAATACAGGAGTCCAATAACCTGAAGTAAGAGTCGCCGCTGACACAGGACTTGCATTCATAAGTATATTATTCTTATAGAAATAACAATATCCATCATCATAAC